CATGAAAGCGTGGTGCGCCAACTGTAAGCCAAAGACACAGATCATAGAACTATCAATGCAAGTTTCCCAGTCGCTTCATGATGAGTTGACGAAGTACTGCGCAGAAAGAGTGGTAGACGAACTATAGTTCCGGAGGGGACAAAACATGGAAAAAATTAAAAAGCGCTTGTGGAATAAGAAAAGAACAGAAACGCTCAAGGTGGCAGACCTGCAAGGCTACCTTGCCCAGTTTGAACCGTCCGCAGATGTTCAGTTTGGTGTTGTTCAAATGCGAGGTGCCGCAATGTGGCGCCACCCGATCAAAGGGTTCAAGTTTGTTTTCGGTGGCACAGTACCGGCACTGCTGATCACGGTGGGCAAAGCCAAACAGATCAAGGACGGTGACCGGAATGGCTGAGTACCTGGCCGTGGCTAATGTGCTACTGTTCCGTCTGCTGATCAACTTGCTGCTGTTAGCCGCCACGGCAGTGGTGGCAGGGGCAATACTGTTTGCACTCTGTCTGCTGGTCATCACGGCTAAGCAGACGCTGGGCGAAAGGAGGGAAAAATGGCGCACAAAAAGAAAAACGAAGCGGTCAAGAAAACCAAAGCACTGATGGCCAACTACAGAGCCATGCAGGCGTATGTAGGCTCACAAGTGCAGCCGGAGGACCAGGAGGGTCAAGAGGACACGCGCCGCCTGCTCGGCCAGATAGACGCAGCGCTGGTACAGATCGCACAGGACTATGCGGCGGTCGGTGAAGATCAGAAGATGGTGGCTTTCAAGTTAAAGTACATCGAGGGCAAGACTTACGAACAGATCGCGGAGTGTTTAGGCGCGCACGAGAACACACCGCATAACTGGATCAATCAAGTCATCAAGCGGCTGGCCGTGTATCTATATGGAGTGCAGGCGTTGCGTTAAGCCTTAGGGGGGTGGGTATCCACCCTCTTTTCTTTGTCTTATTCTCGCACTTCTTTGTATTTTCCTTATTTTTTCTTTGTTTTTTTCTTGTTTTTTTCTTGTTTTTTTCTTGTTTTTTTCTTGTATGGTGCGAGAGCAAGCCAGCCGCTACAATGGAATGTAAGGGAGGGCATTGAAATGGCGCTGCTTAAAATGTGCCGCTGCGGCAAGATCATTCCCCAGGCGCTGGAGATGTGCCCGGAGTGTGCACAGCACGCAGCAGACAGGCATAAGGAATATAACGCCACCCGCAGAGATAAGAGAGCGTATGCGTTCTATACAAGCGCCGAATGGCGCAGAGCAAGAGCGCTCCGCTTGCAACACGCCGGAGGACTTGACCTGTATGCACTATATGTAGATGGTGTGATCCAATACGCAGAGATGGTCCACCATATCGTGCCATTGAGCGAGGACTGGAGCAAGCGCTGCGATCAGCGCAACCTTTTTCCGCTCACCAACGCCAACCACAACAAGATTGAGGCGCTGTATGACTCTTCTATCGCTGAAAAAAAGCAAACGCAGCAGCTTTTGCGGCGGCTGCTGGAGCGGTTCGAGGCGGAGCAGAGGGGGGTGCAAGGGAAGTTTGGGGCACCCCGAGGATAGTCGCGCCCACTCTTTCTTACGGAGAAAACTCCCCACGAAGGATCAAAGGCTTACAGACCTGACAGATAGATTATTTTTGAAGTATTACGGAAAGGAGCGACCGGAATGGCCGGAAAAAGGCAGTCAACAGACGCAGTTATTGCCAAAGGCAAGAAGCACTTTACTAAGGCTGAGATCGAAGAGCGCAGGCAGGGGGAACTGGTCGCTCCGGCGGATCATATTGAGTACCCAAAAGGCGCACCAAGGAAGTATAAACAGCGTTTCGATGAGATCGTGGCTGAACTGCAGCGGCTTGGAAAGAACACCGTCAGCAACCTGGACTGCCAGGCACTGTTCCGGCTGGTCGTGGTAGAGCGGGACTTCTTGGAAGTCACCAAACAACTAACGAAAACACAGATGATGAAAGAAGTCGAACGACCGAACGGCACCGTTACGCTGGCATACAACTCTACTTACGAAAATCTGCAAATTGCCCGAAGCAGATTATGGCAGCAGTGCAGACAGGGCGCAGCCGACTTTGGCCTAACAATGAGTGCCCGCTTCGGCCTGGTGGCGCCAAAGAAAAAAGAGCAGCCGGTCAACAAGTTTTTGGTCGGTGATGATGTTGCTGACTGATCGCACAACAGACTACGCGAAGCGGGTGTGCAGCGGGCAAGTGGCAGGTGTCGGGAAAAGAGAAATCCAAGCCTGCCAACGCCACTTAGATGACCTGGAAAAAAGCGACCTGGCGCCATTCGCCTATTACTTCGATCCACGGCAAGCACAAATCCTGATCAACTTCGCCGAGAAGTTGACCATTGCCGAGGGTGACGAAGAAACGCAGTTCATCTGCGCTGATTTTCAGGCGTTTATCCTTGGAAGCCTGCACGGTTGGCGAACCAAAGACGGCAACCACCGCCGGTACCGGACTTCATACATCCAACTGGCCCGGCAGCAAGGAAAAAGCATACTTAATGGGATCCTGGCCACATTCTACGGCAACTTCACCAAATACAAATATGCGCAGGTTTACTGTGCAGCCACAAAGACAGACCAGGCAAAGATCGTGTTCAACGAAGTGGTGAAGTTCATCCGCAGCGACCACGACCTGGAGGTCCTATTCAATGTGCACGAGCACAACTCAACTATAGATTGCAAGCTGACCGGCAGCCGCATACGAGCACTATCCGGTGACACCAAGCGGATAGATGGTTTCCGACCATACCTGGGGATCGTGGACGAATACCACGCCCATAAGAACAACCAGGTTTATAAGCTGCTGGAGGGCGGCACAAAGTTTATGCAATCATGCCTGATCAGCGTTATTACCACTGCCGGGTTCAATCTCAAATATCCGTGCCACAAGATGTATGAGACCTGCTGTAGTATCTTGGACGGTACTTTCGATAACCCGACACGATTTGTTTTTATCGCAGAGATGGACCAGGGAGACGATTATTTTGAACCGACCAACTGGCTAAAGTCCAATCCCCTGCTGCGAGACAGGCCGGATCTGCTGGGTAACATGATCGCCACAGCCAACGAGGCCCGGCGGGAGGGCGGAGACACCCTCCGTGACTTCGTTGTAAAGCAGCTGAACTGCTGGATCCAGGCAGCGGGCAACAACTACATTGAAAATGCCGAGGAATGGACGGCAGGCGCGTCAAACCGCACCTTAAAGGACTTTATCGGTTCAAAGGCTTATGCCGGCTTGGACCTGTCCTCCGGCGGCGATCTGACCAGTATAAGTATCGTTGTCCCCTACTATGTGGATGGCGAAAAACGGTACTTTGTTTTCAGTCACAGCTTCATGCCGTCCAGGCGGCTGGAAGAACATATACAGTCGGACGACGCCCCATACGATGTGTGGGTGCGGCAGGGTCTGATTACGGTAACGGAGACCATGGGCGGCGTAAAAACAGACTACCGCTACATTCTCAATTACCTAAAACAGCTGATTACAGATTATAACTTGGATCTACAGGTCATCTGTTACGACCCGCACAACGCTTCTGCATTTCTGGCAGACCTGGAGGAGATCGCACCCTGCCTTTCCGTAACGCAAACGCACCGGGTGCTGTCAACCCCCACGGAGGACCTGCGGCTGGAGATCAAGGCAGGGCATGTGGAATACAACGGTGACGACGCCCTTTTGACCCGCTCCATGCTGTCCGCCAAGACGGTGGGCAACTCCTATGGGGAGGTCAAGATCGACAAGGAAGTCAAGACGGACCGTATCGACCCGGTAGACGCGCTGATCGACGCCTGGCTAATGGCAATGCAGGAGGAGCAGGCAGCCAACTTGGACGATGTGGTAGAAGAATATCTTTCACTGATGGGAGCGAAATCAAATGCCATTTTTTGATAATCTGCGAAAAAACGCAACGGCTGCGCGAAACGCCTTAGTACAGCCAAGCACTTCGCCGGGGGACGAAAGCCTGATGGAGTTTCTGGGCATTCAAACATCCGGCAAACGGCCACAAAACGATGTGACCTATTACATTTGCCTGAAGAAAAAGGCAGAGACTTTGGGGTCAATGCCGCTGAAGTTTTACCGAAAGTCCGAGGGCAAGATCGAAACGGCAAAAACGGACGATATGGCGGTGCTATTGACAGAGCGGCCCAACCCATATATGACCCCGGCCACATTCTGGAGCAGCGTGTCGGCGAACCTGGACCACTACGGCAATGCCTATGTGTGGGTGCAGCAAGATTTCACCCGACAGAAGTATGGCGGCTCCGTAAAGGCCAAGGGTCTGTGGATCATGCCGTCTAATCAGGTCAATCTGCTTGTGGACGACGCCGGTATCTTTGGGACGGACGGCGGCGGGCTGTACTACTGGTACCAAGACCGCTACACCGGGCACAGCTATATCTTCGACCCGGACACCGTTCTACACTTCAAGAACTTCTTTACATTTGATGGGTACCGAGGGGCGTCAGTATTGGAACTGCTGCGGTCCACCGTAGACGGCCAAATTTCTGCACAGGAATACCAAAACAAGCTGTTCAAGAACGGTATGACAGGAAAGGCCGTGCTGAATTACACAGGCGAATTAAGCGAGGGCGCCAAAAGAAAAATGATTGCGCAGTTTGAAGAATTCGGTGCAGGTGCCAGCAATGCCGGACGCATTATTCCGGTCCCGCCGGGCTTCAAACTGGAGCCAATCGACTTTAAATTGTCAGACGCCCAGTTCTTGGAGTTGAAACAGTACGGTGCTTTGCAGCTTGCGGCAGCGTTTGGGATCAAGCCCACGCAGATCAATGACTACTCCAAAAGCAGCTACGCAAACAGTGAACAACAGCAGTTGGCGTTCCTGACAGAGACAATGCTGTTTCCCATCTCGCAAATTGAGCAGGAACTGAACTATAAATGCCTGACAGATCCGCAGCGGGCAGCGGGCTTCTACTACAAGTTTAACGACAAGGTACTACTGCGGACCGATAGCAAAACACAGACAGAGATCTTCGCGCAAAAGGTGGACAAGGGCATTGCCACCATCAACGAGTGCAGAGAGCTGGAAGACAACCCGCCGGTACAGGGCGGAGACAACCCCATCGTCAACGGAACCTATATTCCGCTTGATAGAGTTGGTGACCAGTACGGCGCCAACAACACAGATTGACGGAAAGGAGGATCGTATGAACAAGGTATTGAATTTTGAGCGCTTTAACCGTGTGAGCAATCAGCGGGAAAAGGTCGGCTATTGTGCCATCTATGATGAGGCGGACAGAGCTGTGCTGAACTTCTACGGCGATATTTGCATGTACGACTACAGCGGATATGGCGGTGAGTATGCCAATGACAAATGCCCCCAGCAAGTCGCTGACTTCTTCAACCAGATCGACCCGCACAAGCCTGTGGAAATTCACTTCAACTCCGGCGGCGGCGAAGTGTTCGCCGGGATCGCCATTGCCAATATCATCAAAGCACACGCCGGAGAGACCGTCGGATATGTGGACGGCATTGCCGCCAGTATCGCCTCCGTCATACTGTGTGCCTGCGACCGGGTGGTCATTCGCACCGGTGCGCAAGTGATGATCCACGACCCGATGACGGGCTGTTGGGGCAATGCTTCTGACTTTGCGGCGGTAATTGAGCAGCTGAACATTGCAAAGGACTGCATTCTGGAACTGTACAGCACAAAAATGTCCGATAAAGTGGACAGAGAAGCGCTTGCCAACCTTATGACGGCAGAAACTTGGCTAACTTCGCAGAATATCGCCGAAGTGTTTAGCTTCGAGGTGGAGAACGCAGAGCCGATGGTGGCCTGTGCAAGCACATTCTACGACAGGTACACACGCCTGCCGCCCGGTGTCAACGCCGACACCGCCAAAGACGCCAAAAAGGACAAAATCCTGGCGGATTTATACCTTTACGGAACCTAATAAAAAATTCTTTAGGAGGAAAAACAAATGAACAAAAAACTCAGAGCCCTGCTGGACAGTATTAACGCAAAGAAGCAGGAAGTGCAGGATCTGGCCGAAGCAGACAAGCTGACCGAGGCCCAGACCGCAAAAGACGAATTGCAGCAGTTGCAGCAGAAGTTTGATCTGCTGGCTGATGTAATGGACGCCCATAAGGACAATGTCGGTGCAGAGCCGCACCAGGTCATTGATCAGCAGGAATTTACGCCGAAGCAGTGCAGAAGCGCATTTGCCGCACTGATCAAGGCGCAGTTTGCCGCCAAGCGTAAGGGCGGTGACCCGGAGGACTACCTGTCCGATCAGGAGAAGCAGATCGTGAACAAAATGACCGAGGGCACAGACGCAAACGGTGGCCTGACTGTCCCGCAGGACTTGCAGACTGCCATCAAGGAGCTAAAACGCGGCCTGATTGCGCTGGAGGAACATGTGAATGTGGAGAACACAACGGTCAACAAAGGCCGCCGTGTAATCGAAAAGGACGCCGCCATCACCGCGTGGCCCGCAGTAGATGAAGCGGCCGACTTTACCGAAGGAGACACACCAACACTACTGGCTGTGGATTACTCCATCAAGAAGTACGGCGACATTATGAAGCTGACCAACGATCTTTTGGCAGACACAGCCGAAAATCTGCTGGCATTCCTGACCAAATACTGTGCAAAGAAAAGCACCGCGACCCGCAACGCCAAGATCCTGGCCGCATTTGATGTAGCAGCGGGCGAAAGTCCGGTTACTATCGCCGATGTAGACGGCTTGAAGGATGTATTCAATGTGACCCTGGATCCCGAAGTCGCACTAAGTGCTGAAGTGTTCACCAACCAGGACGGCTTTAACTTCATGGACAAGCTGAAAGACAAGGACGGCCGCTACATTCTGCAGCCGAACCCGATGGACAAGACCAGCAGACTGCTCTTTGGTGCCTATCCTGTTACCGTTCTGTCCAACAAGGCTCTTAAGACCGACACTGCCAAGGGCGCACCCATTTATATGGGCGACGGCCACGAGGCAGTAACCCTGTTTGATCGAGAGAAGATGACCATTGAGGCCAACCCCAATGTGTACTGGACTTCTGACACGATGGGCTGCAAGGTGCGCGACCGCTTTGATGTACAGGTGGTTGACGGCGCGGCCATGGCCAAGGGCTTCTTGAAAGCAGCAGCGGGCTAATTTGCAGTCAACTGCAAAAGAACGGAGGTAAGCAATGGAACTGAACACGGCTAAGAGCTACCTGCGGGTGGACTATGCGGACGATGACGAACTGATCCAGTTGATGATTGACGCCACGGCGGCAACGCTTGGTGAATTGATCCCCGGCTATAACGCAGCCGCACCGACCGCACGACAAGATCTGTTGCTGCTGATGTCCGTTAAGGACCTGTACGACCACAGGGAGAAGTACAACACAAACATGCAGCTTCTCAGCGGTCACGCGTCCACATTCCTGTACAGTGAGATCTACGGAGGTGCCAGTGATGGAAATTAAAATCAATATTCGCAAGCGTGTTTTTTCCACCACAGGCGGCCGACAGATCGAAGATAAGGCAGGCGCCCCACACTATATGAATGTGTGGGCAACGCCGGCCGATCTGTACGGCGAGGAACTGTACCAGGCAATGGCTGCCAAGCTGCACGAAGTGCTGGCGTTCAAACTGCGTTACTGCAAGGCCCTGGAAGATATGCGAGGGCATGCGAAGGACTACTTTGTGGAAGAAGTAGCCACCGGCGCACGCTATCGGATCTACCATATCGACTATTCAAGAGGCAGCCGCGAGTTCGTTACGCTCAAGTGTGAGCGTACCACATAAGGGGTGATCTTATGATAGTCAACATGGAGTTCCAAGGTATGGAGCAGCTGCTAAAGAACCTACAAGAGGTAAGCTCTTTAGATGTGGTGGGCCAATGCACCCGCCACATCATCAATCTGTCCAAGCTGGAAACACACAGGACAATGAAGAGGAATGTGCCAAGGTCGAGGGACCACAGCAAAACCGGTCGGTATCTCGGCCACAGGTTCGTGCAGTACTCACCTGCCCACGCCGCTGATGTGATCCCGGTGTCAAACACACGGACAGACACAGACGGCCGCTCAAACGCAGAGGTAGGCTGGAAGCTCAGCGACAACAGCCCGCAGTTTTATATGAAGTTCGTGGAATGGGGCACCTCAAAAATGCGCCCCCGAGAATTCATTAACAAAACAAACAAGCAGTGCGAGGGCATGTACCGCCGCATTGCCGAAACGACGCTACAGTCATACGCAAACAAGTATTTAGGCGATTAAGGAGACAGATATGTTAGATGTGATCAATGAAGCCAGTATTGCACTGCTGCAGATCTCAGGCCGGGGTATTCCGGTCCGTGAGGGGTGGTATGACCCGGACATTACAGATACGCATATCTCTCTATGGCCGCTTAGCTATGCGGAGGATGGCCACAGCGACGATGACAGCGAGAGCGAGACAGCTACGGTTCAGGTGAATATTTGGAGCCTGGTGGACGAGGTAGCGCTGGCCGCCGAAGTGCTGGCTCTGATGAAAGCCTATGGCTTTGACTTCCTGGAGAGCAACAACGCTTACGAGGACGACACGGAGCTATATGTCAAACAGCTGCGCTTCTCACTGACAGTTGAAAAGAACAATGCCGCCAATCAGGCGGAGAAAGGATAAGTAAATGAGCGAGGAAAGAAATGTACACAGCCGCCGGGTAGGTCTGAAAGACATCTATGTGGCGCTGGTCACCAAAAACGACGCAACCGGCTACACCGCCGGCACTCCGACCAAGCTGGCAAGAGCAATCAGCGCAAAAGTGAGTGACAAGTTCTCAAGCGAGAAGCTGTATTCCGATGACGCGGTTGAAGAAACAGCGACAAACTACGAGGGTACGGAGATCGAACTGGATGTAAACGCACTGACCCCGGCAGAAAAGGCTACGCTTTTTGGCCATCTGTACGAAAAGGGCTTTCTTGTGAAAGGTGAAGACGACAAGCCGAACGAAATCGCAATCGGCTATCGCGTAAAACGCTTAAACAACAAATACGAGTTCGTTTGGTATTATTGTGGCACCGCCAGCGAGGGTATGGAGGAGACTAACGAGACCAAGGCGGACAAGGTGTCTACACAGACCGACACGGTAAAACTGTCCTGCTATGCGCGTAAGCACGATGGCAAGTTTAGCTGCTCCGTAGACGAAAGCAATCTGCTGACGGAAGACAAGGACGCCGCCGGTGCTATTGCCGACTGGTTCTCCAAAGTTCAAGAATGGCCGACAAGCACAGCAGCCGTCGGCGGTTAAAGGAGTAAAATATGGACGCAATTTTGGAAAAAACTCCGGCTGCACAGCTGGAGCTTAACGGTAAGAATTACACCATCAACCACATGGGCACGGCTACATACCTGCGCTACAAACAGGCGTGCGAAGCGGTCAACCTGGAGGAGGACGCTATCGACGCTCCGACCTATACTGCCATCATCAACGCGTTGGCGATCGCTTTTGGCGAACAGTTCACACCCGAAGAGCTGGCAGAGAGTGACACCGATGTGGCCGATGTGATCGTGGCTTACATGGCGGTGGATCTCAATCTGGCACAGCGGATTGAGCAGAAGATCGACGCCATGACAGCAAATTTCAAGACTGGCAGCTGATCCCGGATATAACAGTCAGTTGCCACGGAACAATCTACCGTTCCACGGCGTCCCTGGAGTTCTACCGGCGGTACTGCACCTATATGCGTGCCGTCGGTACGGATGAACCACCGGGACTACAAGCAACGATCCGCCTTGTACAAGCAGTGCTGCCAACAGCAGCGGGCTATGTACTGAAAGCCGACATAGAGGAAGTGCTGGTGGCGGGCAACACCGCCCACTTCTTGGCACAGCGGATCACGGAAGCCATCAACCGGCTGAGTCCAGAAGAACAGGTGGAACGAGTAAAAAGTCTATTTGATGAATACGACAAAGAGAACGGCTACACGGACGAAGAGGACGAGCAAGACTATTGGAGCACGCAGTTGGAAGTAATCAACAGCCTACTGGATGTGGCAACCCAATGCCTGCGCTGCGATCTGCAATACGCCCTTACCGGTGATGTGTTTGCCATTCTCTCTTTAATCAAGTATAAACTGGAACACGCAGATGAGCAATAGAAAGGAGGACGACAATGGCAGTAGCGTCAATACGACTGACGGCCAGCGCAAACAGCTATACAGCTGTGATGAAGCAGGCGAACGCCCAAATGCGGCAACTACAGCAGGAGTACTCCTTGGCTGCCCAAAAGGCTAAACTGATGGGTCAGTCTCACCAGGAGGTCGGCGCCCGGGTGCAAATGCTCACGGAGAAGATCAAAGCCCAGGAGGAGAAGATCTCTGCCAACAGCAAGCGGGTAGCCGAACTGACGGCTCAAGACAAAAAGCTATGGCAGCAGCACTCCGAACTGCAAAACAAGCTCAATCAGACCAAAACCGCCTATGACAAATCGGCCGAGGCAACAGGCAAGAACAGCAAGGAAACGAAAGCCTTGCAAAAAGAGGTCAAAGCGGCCGAAAAGGCCTTGAAAGAGAATGAGGATAAGCTGCAGTCCAATGCAGATAAGCTGACTAAGGCCAAGAACCAAGGCACGCTGTTTTCCAAGGAATTGGAAAACATGAAGCTGAAGCTGAAAGCAGCCAACAAAGAGCTTTCCTCCGCCAAGCTGAAAGAATATGGCAACAAAATGAAAACCGCCGGAGATAAGGTATCAGCAGCGGGCAAGAAAATGATGGGCATTACCGCCGCCGTCACAGGTGTGGGCGTTGCTTCCGTCAAGACCGCTTCGGACTTCGACAGCGAGATGTCCCGCGTTAAGGTGATTGCCGGTGCAACCGACGATGAATTCGAGAAGCTGCGCAAGCAAGCCATACAGCTGGGTGCCGACACGGTGTTTTCCGCTTCTGAGTCCGCAGCCGGCATGGAGAACTTTGCAACGGCAGGATATAACGCCAAGGAGATCATGGCAGGTATTCCCGGAGTACTGAACCTGGCGGCTGTGTCCGGCGGTGATGTAGCCAATGCGGCCGAAGTAATGGCAACCACCATGCGGTCCTTTAATTTGGACGCAAGTGCGTCCGTCCATGTGGCTGACGCGTTCGCAAAGGCGGCGGCAGACACCAATGCGGAGGTGGCAGACATGGGCGAGGCAATGAAGTATGCCGCACCCATCGCCTCTTCGTTAGGCATTTCTCTTGAAGAAACCGCAGCTGCGATCGGCATTATGTCCGACCAAGGTATCAAGGGCAGCCAGGCTGGTACATCTCTTCGAGGTGCATTGTCACGACTGGCAGCGCCAACCAAAGCGATGAGAGACACCATGGAAGAGCTGGGCGTAAAATTCTTCGACAGCAAAGGCAACATGATATCCCTTAGTGAGCAGGTCGCGCAACTCCAGTCCAAGTTTAAGGGTATGACCCAAGAGCAGAAAGAAAATGCCATCGTTACACTGTACGGAAAAAATGCCTTATCAGGTATGCAGGCGTTGATTGATCGAGGGTCCGGCGCGCTAACCAAAATGACGAACAGCTTTAAGAACGCAGACGGCGCAGCACAGGATATGGCGGACAACATGCTGAACAACCTGGCCGGCGATGTTGAAAACATGAGCGGTGCTTTTGAGTCTGCCGGGATCAATTTGGCCTCGCAGTTCACACCGGAGATCCGCTCCATCACACAAGCTGTGACCAACGCTATAGACAAGTTCAACGGACTAAGCGACAGTCAACAGAAAACGATTGCAGTCATAGCCTTAATTGTGGCCTCCATCGGACCGCTGCTCCTTGGAATAGGAAAAATTATAGGCACGGTCGGCAGCGCAATATCCGGTATTTCCAAGATCAAGAGCGCCGTGTCCGGCCTTGGCCTGGTCAGCAAGATCTCCAGCGGCGCCGGGAAGATAGGCAAGGCTATCACAGGTGTATTTTCGACGCTTGGCCTTAAAGGCGTGATTATTGCCGCCGTTGTGGCCGCTGTAGTAGCCGGTATCGTGTTGATCATTAAGAATTGGGACAAGATCAAGCCGGCGTTGGAAAATGTGTGGAATAAAGCGAAAGCCATATTTCAAACAGCCTGGAATTGGATTAAAAACATCTTCACGACATTGTGGAATTTTGTTAAGACAGTATGGAACGGAATAAAGAACGGCATACAAGTGGCCATTATGTTCATTGCCAATCTGTTCAGTGCTGCATTTAACATCATAACGCTGCCATTCCGCTTTATTTGGGAAAACTGCAAGCAATATGTTTTTGCAGTATTCAATGCCATTAAGGCCTTTATAACAAGCGCCCTGCAAGTGATCCGCACCATCATCTCGTCTGTCGGTAATGCGATCAAGAGAGTCTGGACCGCTGTGTGGAACGGTATCAAGACTGTCCTGACGCCAATTATCAACGGCATTAGGAATATAATCACCAAGGTGTTCACTGCAATCCGTGTTGTGATCGTCACTTATGTGACCATCTGGAAAAAGATTATTACCACTGCCTGGAATGCGATTAAGACCGTAGTTACCACGGTAGTCAACACCATTAGGACGGTAGTATCGACGGTGTTTAACGCACTAAAGAACATAATCAGCGTACCGCTAAACTGGATTAGGAACCTGGTATCGCGCATTTTTGGCGGGATCAAAGACAGCATATCCAACAGTATAAACAATGCGAAAAACATTGTGAGCAAAGGCTTGGCTGCCATTCGGGGCTTTTTTAATAAGCTGAAATTGAAACTCCCGAACATCAAGTTGCCACACTTTAGTATTACCGGCGGCTTCAGCCTGGATCCACCATCTGTACCTAAGCTGAATATCGACTGGTACGCAGGCGGTGCCATTATGCGCGGACGACAGATCTTCGGCGCCTATGGAGGTACACTGCTGGCAGGCGGTGAACCAAGCACCGGTGGGGAAGCAATTCTGCCATTGAGTCCGTTCTATACCGCACTAAGTAAAATGCTGGACAACCAGCTGCAGCGGCTGATCGCCTGTGTTCGTCCGACAGTGATCGTACATACTTACCTGGACGGTAAGGAGATCGGCAGCAAGGTCGTGCAGCAAGTCACGGACGAGGTCACCAAGGACCAGCGGAACTATGAAATGGCAAAGGGGTTAGATACAGATGGATAAGTTTGACTTTACTTTTGGAGGCAGAAATGCCTCCGAACTGGGGGTTAAAGCAACCCAGCGACCAAATATGCCCGCCGCAGTCAAAAAGATTGAGGAAACCAATGTGGCGGCCATGGACGGCAGTTACTACCTGGACCAGGGCACTTATGAAGACATACAGGTGCCTTACTCCTGCAACTTCCTGGTACCGGACTGCACAGAATGGGACGAGCGGGTGCGCGAGATCAAAGACTGGCTATTCCACCCGACCGGCCCCAGCCGGCTGATCAAGAACGACGACCCGGAGTATTACCTCAGGGTCAGCAAGGTGGAGACCTCAGAGTTCACTCGCATATACCGGCGGCTGGCACAGTTTACGGTCACATTCACCTGCACCGCATACCAGTACCTGGTGCGCGGTGGCACGAGAGTGCCGTGCCCGGAGGCCGTTAACAATCAGTTTGAGACAGCGTACCCGATCTTCTATATAACGACAAAATACCCAACCGGAAACACGGCAACGATCACAGTCAACGGCAATGCAGTGACCGTACAGATCACAACGCCAACCACCATTATAGATGTGGAAAGGCGTATGGTCTACACCGGCGATTATAAGATCATCAACGGCAACGCAACCGGCGACTTGGACGGCCTGGTGTTGGTCAAGGGCGCAAATACGATCAAATTCGGCGGAACGAAGAACCCTGCAACATTGGAGTATGTGCCAAACTGGAGGCGCCTATGATCGAAGTATATTCTAAGCAGAACTTCACTGGAAAAGCGGCACTGAAACATAATGGCGATATGGTGTTGACGCCTTATTCCTGCACCGTCAGCATTGAGTTGGGCGGCGCCATAGTGGTGGAGATGGAGCACCCGGTAGACACACTGGGCCGGTGGAAGTACATTGCAGAAGAAAATGTGTTGGTGGTGGACACACCATGGGCGAAACGCCAGGCATTCAGAATATGGCAAGTGATTACTTCCGAAACCAAAGTCAAAGCCTCGGCGCAGCATATTATATTCGACTTGAAGCGGACACTACCAGGAGAATGTGGGGATGAGCAATCAAACTGTTACGGTTTTGCAAGCACAGTATTGAAAACATCCGACTTCAGCCCGAGTGTAACCGGACTCGACACATTCAAGTCGTTTTCCTGCTATTACTCAGACGCCAAGAGCGCATACGACGCATTGCTTGGGGACGATGAGAGTGTGATCCGCAAATGGTCAGCCGAATGGATCCCGGATAATTTTAACATTCAGATTATGAAACAGTTGGGGAAAGACCGAGGGCTCGTTCTTAGAGATGGAGTCAATGCCTCTGGAGTGGAATTCACGGTAAACACAAACGATGTGGTCACAAGTATTCTTCCAACCACGACAGAGGGCATATACAATGACGAGCTGGTGGTAAGCGAAAAAGAAAAGGAGTTCAGCTACCCCCATATCGCCATCAAGTCGTATTATGTAAGTCCAAAGTATACGCCGCAGCCGTTCTCTATATACCCCGGACGCCTACAGCTGAGCGGTAAAAAGGTGATACGCGTAAACGAGAAGAACTGCTTCTACGGTGTAGCGGCAGTGTCCGCAAACAGTAGTTACAGACTGACAAGTCGATATAGAAACGACTGCCCCTTTTTTTACGCGCACAAAGACGGAGATCTGTGGGCTTACGCTCCTGCACCCTTTGCGACAAGCGACTGGTGGAGGAACAGCTTTGCTTACAGCTTCACGGTACCTAAAGGGGTAACCAAAATATGGTTCAACATTGTAAGACGACCGGGCAGCGGCATGAACCCTTTTAAGCACTCGATCCGCAGGTTGACCAATAATGACGCGGCGTTTACGGACATCGAAGATGTGATTAAGGAGATCCGGCGGTTAGCCGCTTTGGAATTTTCGGTGGATAGAATAGACGAGCCAAAAATCAATGTGGCCGTTGACTATCTGGATCTGCGAAAGGATCCAGCGTACCAAATGTTCCAGGAGCTGGAGCACATAGAGCTCGGCGACACCGTTACCATCGCTCTGAATAAGTTGGGCCTGTCAGCAAAGGCAAGAGTAATAAAGCTGGAATATGACTGCTTAAAGCACGAATTGACCGGGTGCGAGATCGGGTCGTTCAAACGCAACTACTATCGCAGAGTGACCCAACGAAGCTACAAAGCCATGCAGGGTATTCACCAACTGAACAGAGACAGCATGACAGCGGACAACACTCTTGACTTGATCAAAACCTATACCGATACGGAGGATGATATTGAATGACAACATTGCAGGAAATATTTATCGACATCAACGGTGCCAACCGCTATGTGACCGTGAGCGCAAAAGCCGAAGACGACGCCGGGCGCATTATTCTGATCAACCTCCTGGACAACGGCGCACTGTACGCACTCCCGGCAGGCGCAGAAGCCAGAGCGGTCATGATCCGACCAAACGGTACAAAAGCACTGATCACCGCCCAAGTGATCGACGGCAAGGTCCAGCTGACCATGAAAAGCAGTATGCTCATCCTGGGAACAAGCAAAGTAGAGATCCTACTGTCCACTACGGACGGAAAGGTCATTACAACAGCAAAATTTGCTATTAAAGTGCACGGCACCCAGAGCACTGCCGGTATGGAACAAAGCGACGACTGGTCCGCCCTCCGGGACGCACTGTCCAAGCTGTCCCAAGTGCCAGCGGCAGAAGATGTAGCAACGCTCAAGGCGGCTGTAGCGCTTGTCAATGGACGGCTGAAAAAGCAGGCACAAACCACACACATCCAGGCGGTCCTTGCCGCCAAATTCACACCGACGGCTGAGGGAACATACGAGGCGCCGGTGTACCTAAACCTTACATCGGCGGCACGCCAATACGGAACAGCGCTCACGCTGGCTGACGGCGGCGTCAAAATAGGCAAAGGCGTAAGCAAAGTGAGGATCACCGGGCAGGCGTATATGTATGAGTCCATCGCTCTAACGCAGTGTGAAATGGACTTGTACATCGTCAAGGCCGACGGCACGGCAACACGCGTTGAGCGGTGTATATGTACAAGATCCGGCAAGTATGAGACATACATCACTGGGCCAATCGTTACAGCAGTCAGCGAGGGTGACATCATTAAGCTGGCATACATCGGCAAGCCAGACACCTCATTCATCAACTATAACGACAGCACCATGCTGAATGTGACGGTTGAAGAGTGGGATCTGTCCACGGCAGCGGGCGCGGATCTATCCGCAGATGATGTGTTGCTCAACAAATGGCACACCGGCACAGCCATTGATGGTGCAGCGGGCAGTGAAACAACCTACCCGGCTTCCGGGATCAGCTCCGCATTCATAGGCGATCTGTATCTCAACCTGAGTACCGGCACGGTGTACCAATGCACGACCACAGGTACGGCGGAAAAAGCCACCTGGAAGTATATGACGGTGCTATCCAATGTAGGCGACGGAACCGTGCAGGCCAAGCACCTGGCAGAGGGTGCGGCGCTGGGGAACATCGGCCTGAATTCAATTACGAGCGCCAAAATAGCAGACAGGGCAATCACGAGCGCCAAAATTGGCTACGGCGCCGTAGAGCAAGATAACATCAAGGACGGCGCGGTGACAACACCGAAGATCGGCAGCAAGGCGCTCAAAGCCTGGCACTTCTCCGATAGTATTATCGGAAAAGGTCTGCTGACTGACGCCCTGGCCAAGGAGATCACAGACGCCACGACGGGCCTTGCCGAGGTGAAAGAGGAGCTGGCAGGCGCAGGTGAAACATGGGAGACCGTGTTCACAAAAACATTCGATGAAGACACCACGGCCAACCAGCGGTGGGACCTTGCCAAGCCCTGCCGCAAGATCAGACTGCGCATGGCGGTGGCGGGCAGTGCTTCTAATTCAGCGGCCGGTGATACCACTGTGTATCTGAATTCCTACACCTCCAAGTGCTTCCTGCCGAATGTGTTCCGGTATGAGACGGACGCGGCGAAAGGCTCTCTTGCGGTGGCGGAAGTTGATATCACCGGCAACATGGTGCGCGTGCAAACGAATAAGACGAACATATCCAGTAGCTTCAACGCGGCCAATGTCCTGGCAGGAAACGCAATTTGGGCCGCCAGCGGTATCACATTCAACATCTTTAAGGACGCCGAGGGTCACGGCGCGATCAAAGCGTTGTCTTTCCCGACAAACGGAAAGACCATTGGCGCCGGAACGCAAATCGAGATTTTGGGGGTGGCAAAATGAGCATTGAAACAGAAAGCCGCATTGCGTTTCTAAAAGCCGAGCTGGCGGAAACAGATTATCTGTGCTTGAAATATACCGATGGCGCGCTGTCCGAGGAGGAGTACGCACCGATCCGCCGGCGGCGGGCAGAATACCGGGCAGAGATCAACGCCCTGCAAGGGGGTGAGTCCGATGTATAACGCATTCATCACGGCCGCCCTGACTGCTGCCGTGTCCACGGTGGTGGGCAGCGCCGTGTCTGCCGTTATCGCTTCATTGATCGCTCGGAAGAAAAGCAAAAAGGCAATAGATGAAGTAAACAGCGCACGGTACGCAGCGATTGAAAACGGCTTGCAGTCAATGCTGCGCGCCGAGATCATTCGACAACACGATAAGCATACCGAGCGGAGATATTGCCCGCTGTATGCCAAGGAAGCCATGGTCAAGGTGTATGACGCCTACCATGCCCTGGGTGGCAATGGTATGATGACCAGATTCTATAATGAGATTATTGCGCTCCCGGAGGAGCCGCAACAAAAGGAGGACTAAAAAATGAAAGTAACAGCAGGAACAATCGCAAGAACCGTCGTGTTGGCGGTATCTCTGCTGAATGTACTCTTGAACGCCTTTGGCAAGAACCCCTTGCCCTTTTCTGATGATGAAGTCTACACCGCCGTGTCAACGGTGGTGGCAGTAGTAGCTTCCCTGGCTGCCTGGTGGAAGAACAACAGTTTTACCAAGGCCGCCCTGAAAGCGGATGAAACCCTGGCGCTGGAACGGACGGAGACGGCAGAGAGCGAGGCGGTAAGTCATGAGTAAACTGTACTATTGCAGACAGACCACCGAAAAGTGCAAATCTATCAGATACCCCAGCAAGGCTCATCCCTATAAGTACGGAACCGGCGGCTGTATCTATACCAGCGGCTGCGGGGTGTGCGCCAGCCTTATGGTGCTCCACAACTTCGGCTTTACCAGCTTAGACACGGTAGCCTGGACGCAGAAATGCTTACTGATGGGTGCTCGGTCCGCAGATGGAACCAACATGGATAAGGTGGCAGCTTACCTTGAAAAGCACTACTCCATTGTGAGCAAGCGGGCAAAGACCGTTGCCGACCTGAAGAACCACCTGAAAGCCGGTGGCAAAGCTATTGTATGCGTCAGCGGTGGCGGCAAGAAGTTGTTCAGTAATGGCGGCCACTATATCTATATTGGCGGCCTGGACAAATCCGGTAACCTGATCGTGCTGGATCCGTACTGGTATGATGGCAAGTTCACCATGACAGCAAACCGCCGGAAGTACACTAAGGTCAAGAACGCCAGGGAAGTGTATGTGCAGCCTGCGGCGCTTGCCTCTGATATTAGTGGCATTTGGCTGTTCACGAACGCAAAGGGAGCAAAGACTGTATATGCAGAGAACGATGTGAACTACCATAAAGCAACACCCAAGGCACCGACGGTTAAGCCTGGTACATACACCACCACCGCAGTGCGGGGCATTTACAAGGGAGCAGGTGCTGCCACCGGACGAAAAAAGGTCAAGGACCTGACCACGGATGGCCGGCGCCACGCTACAAGTAGCAAGTCAAAAGCAGACGCTATGTTCCGAGCCGGCACCACCATCACCCTGCAGGAGGTTAAGCTGCTGTCCACTGGCAACCTGTGGGCACGCTGTCCCTCCGGCTGGCTGTGTGTTTGGGAAAAGGACGGAAACAAGAAATTTGTTAAGTAAAGGAGACAAAAAATGGCAGAAGCGAAGAAACCCGCCACAAAGGCGGCCAAAAAGGACAAGGCATTCAAGATCAAGGTGGTGTTCCAAGGATCCGTCAGGGTCCACAGCCGCCCGATCTTGGGAGACGAGGATGTGCTCTGGCTGGTCAAGACCGGCGATGTGCTAATGGCAAAAGCTGTTGACAGAAGCACGGACACGCCGTTCTACGAGCTGGTGGACGGTGGCTACATTGCCGCAGACCCGGCACTTGTAGGCAAAGCATAAGAAAAGAGACCCGGCAGGGAGTGATCCCACCGGGTCTTTGCTATTAGATTTTGCTTTCGTGTTCCAGCTTGTATGCCATTAAGTCGATTATATATTGTGGGCACGGATTCACGCCATAGATCCAGTCCTGCATTGTCCTGGCCGGAACATTGAAGAAGTCACCGAAGGCGCTCAGGTTCATTCCGCTGGCGTCGTACAGTTCGCACACACTGGAGAATGGGCCGGGTGTAGCTGTCGCCCTGTTTTGCTTCAAAGCATAGGCCAGCAGCTGACCCAAGGTCATAGGTTCGAACCACTCGCCGTCCGCCAAAGGTATGGCTTGCTTCTCTTCCTTATCCAAGGCATAATCAAAAACAATCTTTACACCGGAACGGATCCGGCAGGCAGCTTCTACTTTTTTTGTTCGGCGAAGATGTGTAATATCCTGCCGAATATCGGCGATCAAATCTTCACACGCATAGGACACCTGCTGTCCTGCATCATTCAATATAGCCATACGCTCCTCCTTATTCCCGCTGTGCAGCTTGCTCCAGTTTATTCATTAACTCACTAATGGTTACGATCTTTTCCACTTCTGCGTTGCCGTCCAGTTGAATAATGCAGCCGAAGTCACCGGCACGATAAATTCGGATGTGATCTGCCTTTGCACTGAAGGTCAACTCGGCATCGTCAAATATATGGACCCAGTGCTCCAGATTTTGTACCAGCTGATAGTGGCTGGGGATCTCTGCGTTGTCATCCACAACATACGCCCGGTAGTCACCGTCACTGCCAAAGTCCAGCGGCGCAACGATACCGCAGCTGCGAATAGTCAAAGATGCAATGTCACTATAGCCGATGTTCGTTTGCAAATAATCTTTGTAATTTTTCATGATGTTCTCCCTTCTTGATTCATTATTGATTTATGTGTTAGAGTGTGTTATACTAATCGTAAGGGGCGGGTGGTAGCCCACCCCTTACTTTTCGCTTTGGTTACCTCTTTAAGTGTTCCAAGGTGTTTATCGCTTCATCCAGATCCTTGGACTCTCTGAGGATCTGGATGATCAACTCAATGATGTAATCAAACTGATGATTAGTCATACCCTAACTCCTTTCTGATTTGTTATCGCTGTGAGATCCTCCTTTCTCTCTCTCACTGTCTATATTATATCACAGAAGCCGTGAAAAGTCAAGAACAATTTGCAAAAATATGAAAAAATTTAGCCGGACAGGTAACTGCCCGGCTTTTTTGTGCTGTGCTTTTGGTGAAAGGCATTGACAAGCGCTGCCTCCTTGTAGTATAACGAAAAGCAAAGGAGGAATGAAAAATGATTGTGGAAGATACCAAAGATTTGGTTGAAACTGCGGACTATGTGATCATCGAAGCTATTTTAGTGGATGACGGATTGCGTTACAAACAACTTTCCGTCGGCATTAAAGCCAAAAATGGTGACATTATCCGCATAATTCCAATATCGACAATGCTGATTTAAAAAAAGGCCGGGTAGCTCAGTAGCTGCCTGGTCTTTTTCTATACCTCGCATTACCAAGTACTGCAACGAGTACTGCAACGCCAAAAGTTTTTTATTTTCTCTCATTTTTTACGCAAACGGAAATTTGGCTTAACCAAGCCAAAAATGGAAACAGGAAGAAATAAAGGACGGCTGAAAAAGCCGTCCTTTTTGGTCGAGGTGACAAGAATATAGGCGTAAAATTTGGCTTAGCAGTGGGCTTTTTTCCGATCTGTACTGCAACAGTACTGCAACGCCGTTACTGCTGCAAGAACTGCTCGATCGCCT